ATTTTAAAATCCTTTCTTTTATATGATAATAAGTATTAAATTATATTTTATATTCAACTCTTTCAGCCCATCCTCTTTTTTGACTATAACCCCAAAAAACCACCCTGGACGGATTTTTTTCTGTTAAAAACATTTCTTCATAATGTATTTGTGTTCCATTTTCTAAAAATGCTTTTAATTGATGACCTTCTATTGATTTACTAAATATTCCAATCCCGTTTTCATCGTCAAAAGCCACGAGTATACTTGAGTAGTCATCTGCTGGCAACATATCTCTGGTTACGGTAACTAGATGATAAAATGAAAACATAAATGAATTTTCCCACTCTTCTTCGTTTTCAATTACTGGATTTGGCGGAAATAAACGATCTACTGTGTATTTTTGAAATGATTTTTTCTTAAAATGTATTCCAGCATATTTCTCATAATCCCGTAAAGTTCTAACAGTTCCAAGGTCATAACCTGTTAAATCAAATCCATTATCCTCGGTTCTTAATAATTGTCTTATTTTTGATCGGCCAATATCCTGCTGTTTCCAAAACATAGTATCGCCTCTTTTACTTTGATCGTCCCATACTAACATACCAGCTCTTTCTTCTCTCATAGTTGCGTGCCATACAACAACTCGATGCGGGTGAAATAAATCATACCCGTGGGTAAAAGACCTTACAGTCAAATGAATCTCTTCGCCGCTAAAATATAAATCGGGATCGTGACGTACTTCTCTTGCCCATTTATTAGGGCCAAAGGCAAAATGCCCCGATAAGAATCTAGCAGGAAATGGTTTTGTTAATGATTGCCAATTTGGAATTCCGCATGGCCTAATAAAAATTGTTCCGAACGGATAAAAACTAGCGGCCTCTGATAACCACGGCTCCATAGTTCTTCCTGCTGGATCATTAAATGGATCATAATATGGTGAATATCCACATATTAAAGGATTATACCCCTCATCTTTTAAATCATAATACCATTTAATTAATGTTGAATCCCAGTTTTTATCAAATCTATGATGAGAATCTAATTGACAAACAAAATCCTCATCTGTTAAAAGCTGGTCATTAATAATTGCTCTTGCGTATGGTAATCCTTTAGCCTCGATATAATTCATATCGTAAATTTTAAAACGTTTATCATTTCTAAATTCATCAACATTATCAAATTTATCTTCGGGATTAAATTGTCTACAAATGCCAAAATGTATTCTTTCCGGAAATTCCGCATTTTCTAATGCGCTCTTAATTGTTGGTACTAATTCTGGTTCCCTATATGCGGGGGTGTGGACAAGTATTGTTTCCTTATTATGAGTTATTGTTTTTTTCATTTTTTCTGATTAATTTTGATCGTTTTATTTTTTCCTTCGTTTCTTCTGATAAAAATTTTCCTAAACGCGACTGTCTTATTTTTTCTTTAGTTTCTTCCGATAAAATTCTCCCGACACAATTCTTATTTCCTTTACTTTTTTCGCTCAACTTCCTTCGCGTTTCTTCAGATCTTCCATTTGGCCAAAGTTTCATTCCTAAACAGCCTTTATTTCCTTTACTTTTTTCGCTTATTTTTCTTCGGTGTTCAGAAGAAAATATTCTACCTTTTAAAGATTTACTTATTTTTTCTTTAACTTCTTCTGGTAGTTTAGTTCCTTTTAATGCTTCGCTTAGTTTTTGTTTATGTTCTAACGTTTTAGGTATACCTCTCATTTTTAATTTATCCTCTTCGCTTCTAGGCCTTCTTAATTTCTCTTTTGATTCTTCAGAATGTTTACCCCCTATACCTGGTTCCCTTACATTTAACATTTCAAATCCTTGATCAATATATTGTTTCCAATAAAAGATTTCATTCTCATCTAGAACATTCTGAGGAATGTCATTTGAAAATTCACAAATAATTTCAAATTTATGATTTTCCCATCCATATTTTCTTATAGAATTATATAATTTACTAAAAACATATCCTTTTCTAGCGGTGCATTTGTGCTGAATTTCTCTTTGATGTATATCCCAACTTTGCCCGATATAAATTTTATCTCTTGGACTTACTATTTTATATATGCCTATCATATGTTTCCTGTTAATCTTTCACACCAACCTTTAGATGTACTAAATGGCCACACAACCCAATATGATGGTTTAATAGATGTTTCAAATTGCCGCCAAATTTTACAATAATGATCGGGATCATTAAAAAATCCTGCAATTTCATTTTTGTCCGCGTCTTTTCTATATAATGTCGTATCGCCCTCGCCTTCACGATGGAACGCAACTACCCAAAATTCATAATCTTTTTCAGGCACTAGATTATAACCAACATCAATACAATGCCTAAACATACTTACAAATGATTTTTCATATGCTTCACCTTCTAAAATTGGATTTGGCGGATCTTTATGATCTAAAGTATATTGCTGAACAGATCTTCGTTTAAATGATATTCCTGAAAATTTTTCATAATCTTCAAGAGATCTTACTTTTCCAAAATCATATTTTCCAAACTCTTCAGTTCTTACTTCACCGTCCATCTGGAATAATTGTCTGTTTCTTTTAAAAGATCCCTCATTTTTAGCTACCCATGTTGTTACATCATCCCATTGTTTTTTCTTATCTCTTCTTGTATATTCATGCCATATAAGGACTTTATGTGGATGAAATAAATCATATCCGCATGTATATGCTCTAGCGCTTATGGAATGTTCCTCCCCGTGAAAATAATAATTTGGATCATGGGGCACTTCTAATACAAATTTTCCTGTTGTAAATGCAAAATGAGCAGAATAAAATCTCGCTCTCACTGGCGTATCTAATTCTTTAAAATTGTCAATCGACTCTGGCGTAGTATGAATAACGCCCTCTGGAGAGAATCTATCAAAACTCATCTTCCATGGCACATGAATTCTGGCCCCAGGATCATTATCAGGATCATAAGAAGGAATATACCCTGTGAGCAATGGTTTTTTATACCCCTTTGATTGTAAATCTTTATACATTGTAATCAATTCTGCATCCCAATTCTCGGCAAATCTATGATGAGAATCCAATTGAAGTGTATATTCTTCATCCTGATAATTTTGTTGTAATTGGTGCCTAGCCCAGCAAACGCCTTCAGATTTTAAATAAGGAATATCAATAATTCTAAATCGTTTATCGTCTTTATATTCAGATAAGTCATCCCATTTATCATCTGGCGAATGTTGCCATGCAATTGAAAAAACCAAATTTTTTGGATATTTAGCTTTTTCGATACAATCTTTTATTGTGGGAAGTAATTCAGGATCGCGATAGGCCGCAATTTGGAGAAAAATTCTGTTTTTTTTCATATACAATATTATATTGAACAATAATAATGAATATATTTAAATAATTAAAGTCAAATATTTGGATTTGTTGATTTTTATTATTAATTTTGACAAAACTTTTATTATGAAAAAGATATATCAACCATTTATAATTGAAAAGGCTGAGTTAATACTTGATGTATTAAAGGATGATGTATCAATTACTGACTTTGCTATGGATCGTATGTGTGATTTATTGACATATAAATTTATTTCTGGCGATTTAAGTTCTGATGATTCGATACAAGGAATCTTTGACGAAAAGGAATTATTAGCCTACATAAATGAAATGGAAATTCACAAGGATTTAGATCATTTAATTGAATTGGAATTAATTGACTATTTCGTTGACGATAATGAGGGGTTAGTAATTTATTTTATGACCGAAAAGGGAAAGAAATATGTTGATGAACTAAAGAAAGGTTAAACTTGTGGAACTTCTTGAGTTTGCTGTGTGTAAATTTTTCTTTTATACTGTTTTACTATGTCTTTAAGTTTAGCGATGTTTCCTTGAGATCCAATGAGATATGATGATATTGACATCATTCTTTTATTGGTAACATTTTTTAACCCATTAGGCATCGATTCTTGGAGTTTTTTAAATTCCTTAATTGTCTCGCCCAATGAATTTTCTAATTCTTCAATTTTAAATTGTACACGACTAAAATCTTGTCTGGAGACTTTAGACACCTCTTCGTTTAAAATGTCATCTAGGACTTTTTTAACTTTTTCTTCTGTGATAATCATTTTTTCCATATCCATAAATACTTTTTTATTGTTTAATTTTTTTATTTATCAAAAATTTTAATTATATTTGTTCCATATGATTAAAATAATATGAATAATTTAAAATTTGATTTGGATGACATTGTAATTGTTCCTGCTGAAGGAAGCGATGTCGAAAGTAGAAGTTGCTGTAATGTGACTTCAGAATTTAATGGATTGAGAACTCTTCCATTGATGGCGGCGCCAATGGATACTGTTGTATCAAATAACAATCATAAAGATTTTATTACATATGGAATTATTCCGTGTTTACCAAGAAGAAATATTAATACTGAAACATATCCGCTTTTTAATAAAGAACAATATTTTCAATCTTTTGGATTATGCGAAATTGAAAATCGATTAAATGACATTGATCGGATATTATCGTCATTAGATGACGATGTTTCATTTACTTGGCGTTCCTTTTTCAATTTCCCGAATGTTCTTATTGACACCGCAAATGGACATATGAATAAACTTGTTGATATCGTCAAAGAAATTAAAAAAAGATGGCCAGATATAAATTTAATGGTTGGAAACGTAGCAAATCCCGAAACTTTTGTTAATCTTGGGCTAGCTGGGGCCGATTATGTTAGAGTATCAATTGGAACAGGAGCAGGATGCACAACAGCTGCAAATGTCTCAATTAATTATCCTATGGGGTCACTAATTGAAGAATGTCGTAAAGCTAGACAACAATATGGAAAACTTTGTAATACTAAGATAGTTGCGGATGGCGGAATGAGAAACTATTCTGATATCATTAAAGCTCTCGCTCTCGGCGCCGATTTCGTAATGATTGGTTCTACATTTAATAAAGCAATCGAATCCGCTGGGTTTAACTATCTTTATGGTATAAAAATACCCCTAAAGACAGCAGAAACTCTATGGAGATGGGGATTTCCAGTCAAAAAGAAATATCGTGGTATGAGTACTAAAGCTGTTCAGAGAAGTTGGGGTAAGTCTGAATTAGTAACTGCCGAAGGTATTACCAAATATCAGAATGTTGAATATACTTTAGAACAATGGACAGAAAACTTTAGAGATTATCTCAAGTCAGCCATGAGCTATTGCAACGCAAAAAAATTGGACGACTTTATAGGTGTCGCCCAATATGTGTTTGTTACGGAGGCCGCCCGAAGACGATTTGATAAATAATTATTCGATTCTGAAGTCCGTATCAGTACCTTTCATCTCAAGATCTTTTACCATTCCAGCTTTAATGTATTTTCTAATAAGAGCGGAAACGGTTACATTTTGATCATCCGCGACTTTTTCGATTTTTTTATAATAGGTTGGTACAATTCTAAAAGACAGCATACGAACAAGCTGTCTGTGTTTTGGTTGATCCGATTCTCCAGGGTGTTCTGATTTCTCTTTTGATTTTTGTGATGCCATCTTAATAATTTCTATATAAATATTTGGTTTTCTATCTTTTTTTACTTATATTTGAATAAATTGTATAAATAATAATTAAAAAATAAAATTATGGAAGAAAAAACAGGTACACCGACGAAAGTAGAAAAGTCATCAGTAATTAAAGAGTGCGAAGAAAGATATCCCGAAATGACTAAAGAATTTAAAAAAATTCTAAATGAGCAATACGAATTGTTTTGTCGCAAACAGCTGAATTATGGGAGTTCTAACATATCTGGAGGGACGTTATTGGAAACCGAAGACGATATTAAATTTTCATTAAGCGGTTTATTCTTCCGGATGAATGACAAGATCCAAAGAATAAAGCAATTAGTTGTTTTAGGAAAGAGTGACACTGTTGGTGAATCTGTAGACGATACTTTTCAAGATTTAAGTGTTTATGGAATCATTGCTCAAATTGTAAAAAGAAAGAAATGGGGTAGATGATTTTTATCATTCATTCATATATTTATATTAAAACGAATATATGATAATTTACAAAATTACTAATACAATAAATGGCAAGATTTATATTGGAAAAACAACTAAATCTTTAAATGAAAGAAAGAAAACGCATTTAAAAAGATTCCGATATGGTAAAAAAACGCATCTTTATTCGGCTTTTAAAAAGTACGGTAATGATGCTTTTTTATGGGAAGAATTAATTAAATGTTCGGACATTAATGAATTAAATGAATTAGAAATTTTTTTCATAAAAAAGTATGATTCGATTAAAAACGGATATAATATGACAATGGGCGGAGACGGTGGAGATACAATAAGTATGAAATCCGCAGAAGAAAAAAAGAACCAAGGAGCAAAAATTGGACACATTCCATGGAATAAAGGTATTAGTATGAAAAATCTTGGATATACATTTGAAAATAATAAACCTCGGCCAAAATTTACCGATGAACAAAAATTGGAACATTCAATAAAAATAAAAGGATCATCAAAATATTATAATGGATTGAAAAATAGACATCACGGAATGAGTAAAAAGGTATTACGAGTAAGTGATGGAAAAATATGGGAAACAATTAAAGAGTGTTCTCAGGAAATAGGAGTTAGAAAAGCAACTGTCAGAAGATATATCTACAAATCGAAGCCGATTAATAACGAACAATTTATTTTTTTAAATTAGTTTGTATTTCTCCTTTTTTTATTATCTTTACCTAAAATAATATAACTTAAAAACTATTTATATAAAACGAAAAGATATGAGAGTTAACACAACACATCCGTCATTTATTCATTTTTTAGAAGATGTATCAACAAATATTTTAATTGCCATAAAGATAGATGATTACTTCGCTTTAACTACCGATAAAAAACTAAATGTTTCATTTACTGTTTTGAATCTTATAAAAACCAGTGCAAGAGTAAAAGCTAATTTATCTGACGCCGATTTAAAAAACTTTATTACGGTTCTCTGTAAAAAGAATGAAGAAAGTGAAAATTACGAATTCGCGGCAGTTTTAAACGATGTAATTCAAAATTTTGACAGAATAACTGACCTAGCGAATTCGACAAAAAAACCAGCTAGACAAAGTAAAAAAACCAATAAGGATACTACTCCGAAATAATAGCCGCGGGAGTTGGCGCCACTGTTGGTGAATCAACAATGATTGCATCAGGAATCTCAATTAAAAATAATAATATTTCCTCTTCTTGATTCTTATTTTTAAGAACAATATCACAATGCCACGCTTCTTTTACGTTACTGATAAATCCTTCTTTAATCCTATCTTTACTGATTCTTCTATATATTCGGTATAATTTATCATTGTAATTAACAAATTCGCCTGGTTTTCCATTAATCATTACTTTATTTTTTATTAAATATATACAAAATAATCTATATTGTAATTAGAAGATTATGCTTTTATTTAAGTTTTTTTATATTTATAACATATATTATACATCCTATGAAAAAATACATATTTACTGAAAGCCAAATTAAAAGAGTGGTAGATAATGTCATATCCGAACAAACCGATATTCAAACAACCGTTGCGGTTGTTCAATGTTTTCTAAATCAAGCAATGAAAACAAGCTTAGTTATCGACGGAAAAAGTGGTCCTGGAAGTCAGACCGAAAATGCTCTTAAAAAATTTCAACAACAAAAAGGCGTTCAACCTGATGGAATATGGGGGTATAAAACACAAGCAACATTAACTCCGCAAGAAAATAAAATATGGGCGGTTTGTAGAAGTAGATACGAAAAGCCGTAATTATTTTAATTTGAAATTGATTATGAAGACCGAAGATATATTTTTATCCTTACTTAGAGAACAAGAGGGTGATGATGAACATGAACTAGATTTTCTTGATGATCCAGGTGATGATGATCAAGGGGTTCATGGTTTTGATGATGGGGAATTTGCTGGAGGTGATGTTGAGCATGAAGATGACCCCGCCTTACCCGATGAAAGAGATCCAATTGTTCCGGCGGCAGCACCCCAACAAAGACCAGAACAACAACCTGCGCCACCTAAAAAATTAACCGAATCTCAAAAAATTAAAATGAGATGGATTCGTGAACAGCCAGGATTAACGGATATAGTAATGGATGAACACATTCAATTTTTTAAAGAACGAAAAGAAAGATTAAGGCCATATAAACCATATGGAACTATTGACCCAACGACAAATCGGTTGTATATAAATTTGCCAGAAGTTGCATCACAAATGGAAAGATTTCCAAATATGGCCGATATTCTTAAAGATCCTCAAAGAATAAAAGATATTCAGAATTATAGTTGGGAAGAAATATCTTTCTATATGGATCGAATTTTGAATTTAAATAGAGTAATTGATGACGAAAATTATGTTCATGGAGATGAAACTCTTGAGGAAAAATTTAAAGCAGCATATGAAAGATGGACGAATCCTCGTGGTCAAATTGTTAACGAAAACAATACTATCGTATATAGAATTGAAAGTAAGAATGAATCAATTGCGCTAGGGGCTCTTCAAATTTGTATACATGAGAAATATAGTGACAATGCAGGATATATGTATAATGCTTGGTGTACAGCTCGTCCAGAACACTCTAGATACGGATCTAATATGTATTCCACATATCGTACAGACTATGGGGCGGCATTTTATTACATATTAGATAAAAATAGAAAAGAGGATGATATCTATTATATTGCCGCAATTGATGTTAAATCATCAGGGCATCGTAGTGCAACTAGACCATATACACTTATAAGTAGAAAAAATGGCGACGATACTAACTTTACATGGAATGAGTTAGTTACAAAATATCCAGCTTTAAATGGAAAAGAAGGATTATTTACATATTTTGGATCAACACGTAAAGAACAGGCTAATTTTACTTTAGATAGAATAACATTCAAACCAGGAGATCCATATGATTTTGCGACACTTCCCCCAAAAATTCAAAGCGAATATATAGATGATAAAAGACATATTAATGAAGTAAGATCATTTTTAACTCTCGAAGCAACTGAAAGAAAACTTTATATTGATAAGACAGTTAAAACTAATGATGATTACAAACGTAGATATTTATGCGTCGACGCAAATGACCCCTATGGAATATTAAACGCCATTAAAAATGTTAAACCCCAGGATTATAAATATCTGGATTACATATTAAAAGAAAAATTAGGAATACCATCAGGTATTGCGGCAATTAAATTATCAATTCTTGGTACTAATTGGAGAAGATGGCTTTCTGATTTGGAAAGTGGATATACTTTATGTTCAACAAGAAATGCGGATCATAGATATAATAAAGTCCAAAAATATGGAATAATAAATCTTGATAGTGGAGATGTTGTAAAAGATATGGATTATATTGCTGGAAAGTTACAATCATTTATGAATATATATCAAGATGAAAACGGACTTAGAAAAAGAAAATTATATATGTTTCAAAGATATAATAGAAGTATAGCTGGAAATCCAGATCCAAATGATTATTTCTATTTCTTATCATTAAAAGAAGCGTTAACAGATAAAGCATCGCCATTTTATTTAAAAGGAAAATTCTTTGAGAGCGCCGACGGTGACACATTTGTTAAAGAAAAACTTGGCGACGGTACATTTATAAAAATCTAAATGAAAAAGATTATCTTAACAGAACAACAGGCTAAAAAGTTAATGAGTAAAGTCGTTAATGAACAAGTTCCAGCAACGCGTGAAGCCGATTATACTATGGACGATGGTAGATATCGAATGAAATGTGAGTTTAGGTTTGATTTCGGATATGATAATCTTATTCCATATAAAGGCGGAGAAATAGATGATATTAGCAACGCCATCGCTGAAGTTTCGTTTTTAATTGATATTCAACATGAAACATATGGTATTAGTGAGATGAATATTACTGATATCAAAGGGCCACAGTCAATAAAAACCACAATAAGATATTATCCTGAAGGTTCAAGTAGTGAGGATGAAGATTGGTGGGAAAAAAGAATTGAAGAGACAGTAGTAATTCCTCTTAATTGGAGAAAACTTCAAATAGATGATTCTGGATACAAAATGAATTATATTGGAATAGGTAAAAAAATAGATGTTGAAATGCATCCTGATACAAATGGTGGTTTAATCGGCAATAAAATTGAAGTAACAATTAAAAATTTCGAAGCCGAAGAAGAATAACTCTTTACCATTTTTTCACTTTCACTTATATTTATGTTTAACCTTGTGATTGGGGCTATAGTATCGGTCAAACGGTATTCGAGTTGGAATTGATACCAACAAATATAGACTCAAATACAAAAAATATAAGGAAATGAAGAAAATAACAACATTATTTAACGATGGGTCAACTGTACCCACGGCATTTGTCACCGTAGGTAGACAACGAGTAAAACAGTATGGTAACACCGTTTACCTAAACAACGGTGACGAGTTCCAAGTCGAACTTTTTAATCCAACAACAAATAAGGTCTTAGCTAAAATCGAACTGAATGGGGTTTCTCTTGGTTCTGGGATTGTTTTACGACCAGCTGAGAGAGTATTCTTGGAAAGATATTTGAATGAAGCTAAGAGGTTCTTATTTGAAACCTACGAGGTTGATGGAAATAATCCTGTAGTTCAGAAAGCAATTGCCAATAATGGTCAGGTTAGTGTAAAATTCTATAACGAATACATCAATTATAACAACTATGGAATTACTTACACTTCTGCATGGCTGGCATATGTACCACCAAGCGTACCACATATGCCAACATGGGGAAATCCGACATATACCACATCTTTTTATAATATGTCATCTCCAATAAGTGGATCGATAAAAACTGCCGGACTCGGTAATTTTGCGAGCTGTCAAGGTAATACTGAACCTGCAGGTGTAGAATTCCAAAGCGCTCCCGCAGCTCAACCTATTGAAACAGGAAGAATTGAAAAAGGATCAAACTCTAATCAATCTTTTACGTATGATAACACGACATTTAATACTTGGTGGAGCTGGTCATCGGAATGGAAAATACTTCCATTGTCTCAAAAACCATATGTACAGGAAGATTTAACAGTCTACTGCCCAAATTGTCAAATGAAGAGAAGAAAATCATCACATAATTTTTGTCCTAAGTGTGGAACAAAATACTAACAAAAAATAATAAGAAATCACAAGGTTAAAAAAAGGGGTTAAACGACCCCTTCTTTTTTATTTTCTTCTCTACGATATTGTACATTTCTTAATTTCTTTAATGATTTTTCCCCTTTATATTTTATTTCATCCGAAGCCCATTTTATAAAAGATAGATAATCTTTAAATTTATCAAAAATAGGAATTCTATATTCTTGTTTTAATTTATTCCACCATATTTCCATATCCTCTGGTTTATATTTAGTTTGAATATTTGAAACCGTATTTTTTTTAATTAATCCTTCAATAATATGAATTACATTCCCACCATCATAAACTGTCTCAGAAAATGATGATCTTTCTATTTTTGATGTATAATATAATCCCCACATCAAAATGTTAAACGGACCATATGTATCCCCACTTAGTACAAAATTTTCAAAATCCCCGCCAAATAATGATTTACCTTCCTTACTTTGAGATAATCCGGGCTTCCCTTTTGACATTCTCATAAAATCCTCATATGCGTGTCTTAATTCATGATGTATGGCGGATGGCTGTATATGGCCAATCCCAAAAACAAAATATATATGATATTCGCCGTTATTATCATATCCACTTTTATTTTCATCATATGCCGCAGTTGGATAATTTGGATTAATTGTGATATTAATCTGATCAACAGGAAATACCCTAAATTCTTTTGGATAATCCGATCCTTTAATTGTTATATTTTTAAATTTTTTTTCTGATCCAACACGCTGTAATATAACTGGCGCCCATACCCTGGCATCAAAACTAACGCCATATAATTCGTTTAGAATTTCCTCTGCTAGTGGCGATAATTTCATACTATTGTGTGGGCGTAAAAGGATTAATTGGCGTTAACACATATCTTCTATTAGATGCGGTTTGTTCAGGTATGGTTGGATTTTCTTTTGTCCATCCAGGGCCGAATTGATTTGTTTCACCCATTCCTTTAAATTTGATCGCCCCTTCTAATTCTGGAAGCGCTTTATTTAATATTTCCGATATCTTCTTCGCCCTTTCTTGTGATAAGCATAAATCATATTCTTGTCTCGTTTTATTACCCGAGCATGGCTGATATTCCCCAACAATTTGTTGTGCTGGATCTCCATCAATGCTTGCATATGCCTGAATAGTTGGATTTTGACTATAAATATGTTTAATGAATGTTTCCCCGTATTTCTCAATTAAAGATTTTATTTGTTGAATAAATCGAGCCATTTGTTGATTAGCGGCATTTTCATCTTTAAATTCAATATTATCGTAATTAAATAAATCACCGAGAGTCATTGGTGTAATTTGAATTGGTGCTGATGGTACAATTCCTGGAGATGTCTGAGCAGGGGTTAATTTAAGAGGAATACTAGATAAATTAACAGAGATTTGACCAGATTCTAGCATTCCAAATAATCCGCTTTTAAACCTATAAATGAGTTTATTTCTTTCTAAAAACTCGCCAAAAGGATATGGTGTCCCAAAAGCAACAGCAGATTTCATATCTGCGGTATCTTCTAGTCTTTTTGATACCGTGAATTTAAATGTTCCTTGATTTTGTTCATCGGTATAAACCATGCCTTTAATCATTCCTTTTTCAATTTGTGTTTTAATTTCTGGATGTTTTTCCGCCAAAATTTTATATTCGTTAATTTTTTCAATTTCTGGTAATAGTGTTGACATTGGCGACCCATCAAATGGAAATGTGGAATTGGGAGGTATTACAATTGCGTATACTCCTCGTACCATTTGCTTCATATCATATGGTTTTTCTCCGATCGCCATCTTCAAATCTTGTGGATTGCCAACGATTTTAACGGTGGTTGTATCAAGAATTTCTTTTTGTTTTTTATCGATAAGATCATTGATGCTATTTTGTAGTACTATCAATGTATTATTATCAGTAGGTACGTCATTTTGTTCGTTAATAATATCGGGACTTCCCAATATGTATTTAACCTGTCTTTCGGATATAATGATTTTCATATAAGATAAATATAGATTTGTATATAAATATTCTATACAACTTGATTATTATAATATAAAAACTTATATTTAGGAAAAAGTCATTTAATATGGGAGTAGCAGGCACAAGATCAAAAGAAACTGATAGCCAATTAAGAAAAAGGCTTATAGATGAGGCCCAAGATTTATTCTATGAAATAGAGTGTATCGAAAGCGAATTAATAGAAAAAGTTCATCTGATAAAAAAGTTAAATCCAACCAAAAAAGAATTAGAAAATGGAGTACAGGATTTAATGGATTGTTATTATTCGGGATAAATTATGATAAGCATAGTGACAGGTTATTACAACCGCAAAGATTTATTCTATGAAACTTTATTATCAATAACAAGATCAAAATATAAGGATTTTGAATTTATTGTCGTTGATGATGGTAGTTCGCCAGAACATCGATTAGAGGATCTTCTCGATGAATTTCCATTCTTAAAGATAATCAGATTGGAAAAAGAAGACAAATGGTATGTCAATTCATGTATGCCACTTAATATTGGAATGAGTGAATCTAAAGGCGATATTATTGTTTTACAGAATCCAGAATGTTTACATGTACATGATGTGCTCACATATATTAATGAAAATGTTAATGATTCAAATTATATCGCCATATCAGCATATGGATTAGATCCTGAAACAACTGAAACGATTTCGCAATATCGTAATGAACGTATGGATGAACTATTAAAGTCATTACCACAACGCCCATATACTGGCGGATCTGCGCCAGGATGGTATAATCATTCAATATATAGAAGAGTATATTATCATTTTTGTTCGGCAATAACGAGGAGCAATATGAAAAAATTAAACGGATTTGATGAAAGATACGCTCCTGGTATTGGATATGATGATGACGAACTTATTGTAAGAATATCAAGATTAGGATTAAAACTAATGATTGAAGATAATATTTCGGTTATTCATCAGTACCATGATACTGTTTTTTGGAATAGACCCGACGCGGAGGTATTAACGGAAAAAAATCGTTCATTGCTTCATAATGTAACTTTGCGCGAAAACATATATAAAGCAAATCCAACAAAATTATTAATATGGGGCAAATGAAATGGCAATTGCAAGTTCCTAAAATTTTTCACATCTATTGGGGCGGTGGCGTGATGCCCTATATCCGATTTTTAACTGTAAAATCATTTATGAAATATAATCCAGATTGGAAAATAATGTTTTGGTATCCTAAATATCCAACTACCCACATAACATGGCCAACAGGTGAATTATGTTATCCCGTTAATTGCGACGATTACTCATCTGAAATGCTAAAGCTTCCAATAAAGTCAATGGCGGTAGATTTCGATGAGATCGGATTCAAAAATACTGCAACTGAAGTCCATAAGTCAGATTTTATACGATTACATCTTTTAACCACCTTTGGCGGCGTTTGGTCAGATATGGATATAATATATTTTAAACCCATAACTAATTTATTGGTCAACACAATTGAAAATCGAAATAAAGAAACATTTGTCTGTAGTTCCGCATATGGGCATTCTATTGGATTTTTAATGTCGCAACCAAAAAGTAAATTTTTTCAATATTTATTGGACATAATTAAAAGTAGACCGTTGCCATCGCAATATCAAGCGATTGGCCCCACGTTATATAATGAATATTTTCGTAATATTGAAACAATTAATCAATTATCGCCAGCAATAAATTTAGATATGGATGTGGTTTATTCACATAATGCGGGATCAATTCCTGATTTTTTAAATAATGTGCCGCCAAGATTTACAGAAGGATCAATAGGGGCTCATTGGTATGCTGGCCATTCTCAATGGAGCGAATTTTTTGCAAGGACAAATGGCGGATTAACTAATCTTCCAAATAATTTAATAGGAAATATAATAAGAAAAATAAATAATGAATAATCATTTTATCATTTTAGTTACTGTTCATAATTCTGTTGAATGGATAAAAAAATGCTTAGATTCTGTTATCAATCAAAGTTACAAAAATTATAAATTAGTAATTGTTGATGACCATTCAACAGATGGCACTTGGAATATAATTCAAAAATACGACGATGCATACACAATTAGAAACGATGTTCGACTAGGTCATTCATTACCAAATATGGATACAGGGATAAAAACCTTTTCATTTGATAAGGAAGATATAATTATAACATTAGATGGAGATGATTGGTTGTCTGATATTTATGTTTTATCATATTTAAATGAAATATATCAAGGAGATGTATGGTTAACTTATGGACAATTTGAGCCATTAACTAAATCCTATAGTAATTATTGTAGGCCTATTTACAATACCAGAACATATAGAAGGAGCTGTGTTTGGCTGACAAGTCATTTAAGGACATTTAAGAAAAAATTATGGGACTTAATTGATAAGAAAGATTTTAATGATGATAATGGTAATATGCTACCGACATGCGGAGATCTCGCGTTTATGTATCCAATGATTGAGATGGCAGGAATAAAGCACATTAAATTTATTGATCGGGTATTATACATATATAACGATCTTAATCCATTCAACGATATGAAGAAATTTCCTGACGTTTCGATTGCGACCGCCAAATATTTACAAAATAAGCCTTTATATGACGAAATATCTGAATGACGCTATTATTTAATCCACCATTTTATCGATTTATCGGGTTAGAACAAGATTATGTTCCGCTTTCCCTGTTAGCTGTTGGAACACAAATGGTGGCCGAAGGTGACGAGGTTTTTATTAAAAATATGGAAATTGGTAAAAATGCTCACTATGCGGGATATTCCGAAAGAACTGATCACTATGACATATACATTAACTCACTTAACGATCCAAATCACCCAGTATGGACGGAATTACGTAAAACAATAGAAGAAATTAAACCTAATAAAATAGGTATTAATGTTCTTAATGTTAAATATCTATCAGCATTGAAGATCATTGAGATCACAAATGAATATAAAATACCTGTTATTGTTGGCGGTAATCACCCTTCAACCGATCCAACAGCATATCCAGAGGGAGTAGAAGTTTTTTGTGGAGAATATGAATCACATGGAAATAGAATTAAAAATTTAGATGAAATTCCTTTCCCGAATTATGACATTCTATTGGACAAATACTCACCAAATGGTTATGGTCATGTATTATCAACTAGAGGATGTCCATTTATGTGTACTTTCTGCGCGTCTAAAATAATGTGGAAACATAAAGTTACATTTAAATCCGTTGATAGGATTATATCTGAAATGAAATATGTGAACGAAAGATTTAAATCTAATTATTTTACATTTTGGGATGAAACATTTACAGTCAATAAGAGACGGCTCGCTGAATTTTGTTCAAAATACGATGTTCCTGCTCATTGGAGATGTGATACCCGTGCAGATTCGATATCAGACGAAATGGTTAAAATGATGAAAGCGGCTGGATGTGGACAAATGAGTTTAGGGCTGGAAAGTGGAGATAACAATACTCTTGCATATGTTAAGAAGGGTGAAA